ACCCCGGATGATGTGCGTCCGATGCTTGAACAGATGGTGAAGGAGGCGGTAAGCCATATTCATGTTCCGCGTGATGGTCGTGACTACGATCCGGATGTTCTGCAGAAGGCGGTTCTGGATGCGGTGAGTGCCCTGCCGGCTCCGCAGGACGGGCGTGATGCCACGGCTCTGGAAATACTCCCCGCCATTGACGATCAAAAATCCTTTCCCCGGGGCACGTATGCCACACACCAGGGCGGACTCTGGCGGGCGTATGAAAAAACGCACGGGATGCGGGGATGGGAATGCCTGGTTGACGGGGTGGCGGATATTGACGTCAGCATGACGGGTGAGCGGTTGTTCTCTGTGGTGGTCCGGCAGAGCAGTGGCCAGCGTACGGAAAAAACATTTTCCCTGCCGGTGATGCTCTACCGCGGTGTGTTCAGAGCCGGTGAAACCTACCACCCCGGCGATACGGTGACGTGGGGGGGCTCGCTGTGGCACTGCAACAGTATGACCGAAGATAAACCCGGAGAAGCTCATTCATCAGCCTGGACCCTGGCTGCAAAACGTGGGCGGGATGCAGGAGGCGGAAAATGACGGCATTACTGACACTGGAAGAGATCAAGGCACATCTGCGTGTCGACCATGACGCGGATGATGACATGCTGATGGACAAGGTTCGTCAGGCTACCGCCGTGCTGCTGGCCTACATTCAGGGCAGCCGGGATAAAGTGATCCGTGAGGACGGTGAACTGATCCCGGGCGAGGCATTAACCCGGATGAAGGGGGCTGCCATGCGACTGACCGGGATGCTGTACCGGAATCCGGATCTTGCGGAGCGGGAAGAACTGCTTCAGGGGGAGCTGCCGTTTTCTGTTTCCGTGCTGATTTACGATTTGCGTTGTCCGACGGTGTTATGAGGAGGGGGAATGGCAATATCTGCAGGTCGTCTGACACAGATGATAAGTGTTCTGAACCCGGTGTTAACCCGTAACGCTGCCGGAGAAATGACGGAAGAATGGGTGTCATGCGGGAAAATTCATGCGGATATCCGAGGCAGGAGCAGCCGGGAGCGGATGCAGTCCGGTGCGGAAATGGCGCAGGCGGAAATCCGCATCTGGGTGCGCGGTCAGTCCGGTCGGGAAATCACGGCAGCGTCACGACTTCATGTGCTGAGTGGTCCATGGCGTGACCGGATCCTGAACGTTGTCGGGCTGCCCGTGCCGGATGCGACCGGCGGGCGTCTGGAAATTCTCTGTCGGCTGGGAGGGGAAAAATGATCGAAACCCTGCTGGATTTTTCGGGGCTGGAGGACATCAGCCGCGATTTGCAGCTTCTGAGTGGTGCGGAAAATAACCGGGTGCTGCGTGAGGCAACCCGTGCGGGTGCGAATGTGCTGAAAGAAGAAGTGGTGTCACGGGCACCGGTACGCAGGGGAAAACTGCGCCGCAATGTGGTGGTCCTTTCCCGGCGCTCCCGCGATGGCGGGATGGAATCTGGTGTCCATATCCGTGGTGTTAATCCGGACACCGGTAACAGCGATAACACCATGAAGGCGGATAACCCGCGCAATGCTTTCTACTGGCGGTTTGTGGAAATGGGGACCGTGAATATGCCACCGCACCCGTTTGTGCGCCCGGCGTTTGATGTGCGCAGTGAACAGGCAGCTCAGGTGGCGATTGCGCGGATGAACCGGGCCATTGATGAGGTACTGAGACGATGACGGAGGCGGATTTGTATCCTCATCTGGCGCATCTTGCCGGCGGGCAGGTGTACCCGTATGTGGTCCCCCTGCTGGATGGCAGGCCGTCGGTGGCGCTTCCGTGGGTGGTTTTCAGCCTGATTTCATCGGTGTCTGCGGACGTGATGGGCGGGCAGGCGGAGTCCTCAGTGTCGGTGCAGATAGACGTTTATGCCGGGACTGTGACGCAGGCGCGTCAGATACGTCAGGACGCCCGTGAAGCCATAATGCTGCTGGCCCCGGGATCCGTCAGTGAAATGCAGGACTATATTCCGGAAAACCGCTGTTACCGTGCAACCCTGGAGTTTCAGGTCACGGTGTGACTTTTTCTTTTTTTCTACAAAACCCATACCCCGCCGCGTGCGGGTTTTTTATTATCAGGAGGCAGAATGTCTGCTTTGTATGAACGCTCACAGCTGACGCAGGTGATGATTTCATCTGCCCCGGCGACTGCTGAAACTATGGATAAGGCGGAATATCTGCGCCTGGACTGCACCATCAAGGAAGTCCAGTTCACCGCCGGTCAGAAACAGGATATTGATGTGACCACGCTCTGCTCCACCGAGCAGGAGAACATCAACGGTCTGGGGGCGTCGTCTGAGATTTCCATGTCGGGTAATTTTTATCTGAATCAGGCCCAGAACGCCCTGCGTGATGCCTATGACAATGACGCGTTGTATGCGTTTAAGGTGCTGTTTCCGTCCGGTAAGGGCTTTAAGTTCCTGGCGGAAGTGCGTCAGCACACCTGGTCATCCGGTACCAACGGCGTGGTGGCAGCAACGTTTTCACTGCGTATGAAAGGCAAACCGGTGTCCTTTGTGGTACCGCTGGCGTTTGTGAAAAATCTGGATAAAACACTTACCGTGAATACAGGTGCGCTGCTGACAATGTCAGTCAGTGCCAACGGGGGAACGCCGCCGTATAAATACGCCTGGAAGAAGGATGGTCAGCCGGTTGACGGGCAGACGACAGACACCTTCAGTAAGCCAGGAGCGCAGTCCGCTGATGCGGGGAAATATACCTGCGTGGTGACCGATTCGGCAGAGAAAGCACAGAGTGTGACGTCTGTTGAATGCACCGTGACAGTGAGCGCAGCCGCCGGATAAGGGGATGGGTCATCATGAAAAAGGATCTGAAAACGCTGGCGCTGGCCAGACTGTCAGGGTTTCGTCATAAAACGGTGAAGGTGCCGGAATGGGGTAATGTCAGCGTGGTGCTGCGGGAGCCTTCGGCAGAGGCCTGGTATCTGTGGCAGGAAGTGCTCAATGGTGATGGAGAGGATGACGATACCCTGTCGGTGGTGGCGAAAACCCGCCGTAACCTGGAAGCGGATGTGACGCTGTTCTGCGATGTCCTGTGTGATACGGATCTGCAGCGGGTGTTCGCTCCGGACGACCGTGAGCAGGTGCTGGCCGTCTATGGTCCGGTACATGCCCGGTTGCTGCGTCAGGCACTGGAACTGATCGCTGATGCAGAGTCGGCCAGAAAAAAGTAGCCCGCCCGGAAATTCGCTTTCTGATGCGACTTGCGCTCCGTCTGGGGCGCACCTTATCCGAACTGCGGCACAGCCTGAGTGTGAGCGAGGCGATGATGTGGATGGAGTTCGACAGGGTATCCCCGCTGGGTGATGAGCGCGGGGATATCCGTAATGCACAGATCGTGAAAGCGGTTTTTGGGGCACAGGGGATGAATGTTGCACTGAAGGACGCCATGCTCTGCTGGGGCGAGGATGAGGATAAGCCGGAGGTGGATCCGTTTGCGGCGCTGGAAGACGCGCTGAGCTTCGCAGCACAGTCATGAATGATGAGAACCGCTGAGGCGGTTTTTTTACGCCCGGAGAAAGGTGAATGGCGACGTTACGTGAACTGATTATCAAAATTTCGGCAAATTCGCAGTCATTCCAGTCGGAGATCCAGCGGGCTTCCCGCATGGGCAGTGAATATTACCGGACCCTGCAGAATGGCGGGCGTCAGGCTGCCGCAGTCGCCCGGGAGCAGCGACGCGCCCTGGCTGAGCTGAACAGCCAGTTGACGGAAATCCGCGCTTCAGCTGCCGGAACGGCGGGGGCATTTGCAGGTGCCTTTGCCACCGGACACCTGATTTCTCTGGCCGATGAATGGAGTTCCGTGAATGCCCGACTGAAACAGGCGTCGCAGTCATCCGATGAATTTTCGTCATCACAGAAAGTGCTGATGGATATCAGCCAGCGGACGGGCACGGCATTTTCAGATAATGCGGCCCTGTTTGCCCGCTCGGCAGCCTCAATGCGTGAATATGGTTACAGTGCTGATGATGTGCTGAAGGTGACGGAGGCCATTTCCACGGGGCTGAAAATCTCCGGTGCCAGTACGGCAGAGGCGGGCTCGGTGATCACCCAGTTCAGCCAGGCGCTGGCACAGGGTGTGTTACGCGGTGAGGAATTTAATTCGGTCAATGAAAGCGGAGACCGGATCGTACGTGCACTGGCTGCGGGTATGGGCGTGGCCCGTAAAGACCTTAAGGCGATGGCGGACGACGGCAAACTGACGGCGGATAAAGTCGTTCCTGCGTTAATCAGCCAGCTGGGGGTATTGCGTGATGAATATGCCGCCATGCCGGAAACGGTCTCTGACGGGATCACAAAGGTGGAAAACGCCTTTATGGCCTGGGTGGGTGGCGCGAATGAAGCCAGCGGAGCGACGAAAACGCTCTCCGGCGTGCTGAACGGTGTTGCCGGTAATATTGATAATGTGGCAACAGCCGCGGGGGCGCTGGTTGCCGTCGGGGTTGCCCGGTACTTTGGCAATATGGCCTCCGGAGCGGTGTCTGCCACGGCAGGACTTGTGACGGCAGCACGTAATGAAGTGGCACTGGCGGAAGCACAGCTCAGGGGGACGCAGATTGCCACGGCGCGGGCAAGGGCAGCCGTGTACCGTGCACAGCAGGCTGTGGCGGCAGCCCGCGGGACGGAGATGCAGATTGCTGCAGAAGCCCGTCTGGCGGCCACACAGGAACGCCTGAACAGAAATATTGCTGCCAGAACCGCAGCCCAGAATGAGCTGAACAGTACAACGGCGGTGGGCTCACGTCTGATGACTGGTGCGTTGGGACTGGTTGGTGGCGTACCCGGACTGGTGATGCTGGGGGCAGCAGCATGGTATACGCTGTACCAGAATCAGGAGCAGGCCAGGGAGTCAGCGCGCCAGTATGCACTGACGATAGATGAAATCGCGCATAAAACGCCGTCAATGTCTTTGCCTGAAGCCTCAGATAATGAAGGACGAACACGGGCGGCGCTGGCAGAGCAGAACCGGCTGATTGATGAACAGGCCAGCCGGGTGAAATCCCTGCAGGAAAAAATCGCTGGATATCAGTATGTTCTGGCTAACCCTGGCTGGACAACCGGTGACGGATTCATGATAAACCATCTGACATCGGTGAAGACCGTGACGGAAGGGCTTTCTCAGGCAACAGAGCAGCTTGCCGTTGAGCAGTCCCGTCTGGCACAGATGCAGGAAAAAGCGCAGTCCATTCAGGATGTGCTTGCCGGGCTGGAAGACCGTCGTGTGGCGTTAATTCGTCAGCAGGCGGCAGAGCAGAATAAGGTGTACCAGTCCATGCTGGTTATGAACGGTCAGCATACGGAATTCAACCGTCTGCTGGGGCTGGGGAATGAACTGCTTCAGCAGCGTCAGGGACTGGTGAATGTACCGTTACGGCTGCCGCAGGCCACCCTGGATGATAAACAGCAGAGCGCCCTGACAAAAACAGAACGTGAGCTGGCCCTGTCCCGACTGAAGGGGGAGGAAAAAGAGCGTGCCCGGCTGGGGTATGCGGCGGATGACCTTGGTTTTGTGGGGGATTCGTATCAGGAGGCGAGACAGCGTTATATCAGTAATGCTCTGGAAGCCTGGCGTAATAACGAGGCGAACAAACCTAAATCCCGGGGTGGAAAATCAGAGACGGAAAAAGCGGAAGACAGTTTTTCCCGGCTACTGAAGCAGCAGAAAGAGCAACTGGCACTGGCGGGGCAGAATACAGAGCTGGCGAAGCTGAAGTACCAGACTGCGCAGGGCGAACTGAAAACCCTGACGGAGATGCAGAAGCAGGAACTGCTGCGTAACGCGGCCCTGATTGACCAGCAAAAAATCCGGGAACAGTTGCGATCCCGGGAAGAGACCCTGAAGAATGATAATGTGGCTGCGCGTGCATCAAATGAAGCCGAACTGCTGGGATACGGGCAGGGAGAACGAGCCAGGGAACGCATGCGGGAGTTGCAGCAGATCCGCGACAGCTTCCGCCAGAAGGATGCGGACCTTCAGTCTCAGTATCAGACCGGGGATATCAGTGAGGATTTTTACAGACAGGCACGGGCACAGAACGCGCAGTATCTGAGCGAACGCCTTAAGGACCAGGCAGCCTTTTATGCCGAATCGGATGCGCAGCGTGCGGACTGGCAGAAAGGCTTGCAGGAGGGGCTCAGTAACTGGGTGGACAATGCATCCGATTACGCCTCACAGGCAGCACAGCTTGCGACGGAGGGTATCTCAGGGATGGTGAATAACATCACGGAGATGCTGAACGGAAACAAAGTGGAATGGCGCAACTGGGCCTCATCCGTACTGCAGGAAATCTCAAAAGTTCTTATGAATGCCGCGATTGTCAACGGAATTAAGACGGCGGCAAACGGTATGTCCGGTGCGGGAGGATTTATTGGCAGCATTGGTGACTGGCTGGGCGGTGCGGTGGCCAATGCAAAAGGCGGCGTGTATACCTCGGCAAACCTGAGTGCGTACAGCAACAGCATTGTGGACACGCCCACGTACTTTGCGTTTGCAAAAGGGGCCGGGCTGATGGGGGAAGCCGGACCTGAAGCCATTATGCCCCTGACCCGGGCGGCGGATGGCTCGCTGGGCGTACGCGCGGTGGACAGTATGAACGGCAGTGCCGGTCTGGTGTATTCCCCGGTCTACCACATCGCCATTCAGAATGACGGGGCTAACGGACAGATAGGGGCGGAGGCGGCAGGCAGTCTTGTGCAGCTGATTGACCAGCGGGTGCAGGCGGTGATGCTGTCCATGCGACGTGACGGAGGAATGCTGAGTGGCTGAGATAAAAACGCTGCATCTGGTCCCGCGTGAAGGGATGCAGGTGAGTGAGAAACCGTCGGTGGTGAGGGTTCGGTTTGGTGACGGTTATGAACAGCGCCGACCGACGGGACTTAATGCCAGACTGAAGACGTTTCAGGCGGTGTTCCGGGTGACGGATGAACCAACCCGGCGCTGGCTGGATGAATTTTTATCGTGGCATGGTGGTTACCGTGCCTTTTTGTGGCGACCGCCGAAACATAACCTGACGGTGAGGGTGGTGTGCCGGGAGTGGAGCGTCACAGATAACGCCAGGCACAGTGATTTCAGTTGTACGATTGAGCAGGTGGTGAACTGATGCAGGATATTCGCGAAGAAAGTCTGAACGAGTCGGTTAAGTCAGAGCAGTCACCGCGGGTGGTACTCTGGGAAATCGACCTGACGGTACAGGGCGGTGAGCGGTATTTTTTCTGTAATGAGCTGAATGAAAAAGGGGAGCCGGTCACCTGGCAGGGGCGGCAATATCAGGCATACCCGATTGACGGCAGCGGTTTTGAGATGAGCGGGAAGGGCAGCAGTGCCAGACCGTCGCTGACGGTGTCCAATCTGTTCGGTCTGGTCACCGGGATGGCGGAAGACCTGCAGAGTCTGGTGGGGGCCACGGTGGTCCGCCGCCGGGTGTATGCCCGTTTTCTGGATGCGGTGAATTTCGTTGCGGGCAATCCGGAGGCGGACCCGGAGCAGGAGCTGAGTGACCGCTGGGTGGTGGAGCAGATGTCGCAGCTGACAGCCATGACGGCCTCGTTTGTGCTGGCTACACCGACCGAGACGGATGGGGCGCTGTTTCCCGGTCGCATCATGCTGGCGAACACCTGTATGTGGGATTACCGGGGAGATGAATGCGGGTATAACGGTCCTGCGGTGGCGGATGAGTTCGACAACCCCACCACGGATATCCGTAAGGACAGATGCAGCAAGTGCATGCGCGGGTGTGAACTGCGCAGGAATGTCGGCAATTTTGGCGGTTTCCTTTCCATTAATAAACTTTCGCAGTAAATCCCGGTTTATGACACAGACTGAATCAGCGATTCTGGCGCATGCCCGGCGGTGTGCGCCTGCGGAGTCGTGCGGCTTCGTGATAAGCACGCCGGAGGGGGAGTGGTATATCCCTTGTGTGAATATTTCTGCAGAGCCGGAGGCGTATTTTCGTATCGCACCGGAAGACTGGCTGCGGGCAGAGATGCAGGGGGAGATTGTGGCACTGGTCCACAGTCATCCCGGTGGGCTGCCCTGGCTGAGCGAGGCTGACCGGCGGCTGCAGATAAAAAGCGCACTGCCCTGGTGGCTGGTCTGCCGGGGTGACATTCACAAATTCCGCTGTGTGCCACATCTGACAGGACGGCGCTTTGAGCATGGGGTGACGGACTGTTACACACTGTTCCGGGATGCTTATCATCTGGCGGGGACTGAAATGCCGGATTTTCATCGCGAGGATGACTGGTGGCGCAACGGTCAGAACCTTTACCTGGACAATATGGCGGTCACCGGCTTTTACCGGGTGCCCCTGTCCTCTGCACAGGCGGGCGATATTCTGCTGTGCTGCTTTGGTGCTTCGGTACCGAACCATGCCGCCATTTACTGCGGCAACGGTGAGCTGCTTCACCATCTGCCTGAACAACTGAGTAAACGGGAGAGGTATTCCGAAAAATGGCAACGACGAACGCATTCTGTCTGGCGTCACCGCCACTGGCACGCATCTGCCTTCACGGGGATTTACAACGATTTGGCCGCCGCCTCAGCCTGTATGTGAACACGGCAGCGGAAGCCATCCGGGCGCTGTCGTTACAGGTGCCGGGCTTTCGCCGTCAGATGAACGAAGGCTGGTACCAGATACGTATTGCCGGTTATGACACGGCACCGGAGGCGGTGTACGCCCGTCTTCACGAACAGCTGGGTGAGGGAACGGTCATCCATATTGTGCCGCGACTGGCCGGGGCCGGAAAGGGTGGACTGCAGATTGTGCTGGGGGCGGCAGCCATCGTGGGCTCTTTCTTCACTGCCGGGGCATCAATGGCGTTATGGGGTTCAGCCCTGGCAGCCGGTGGTTTTTCTGCCACCACGATGCTGTTTTCACTTGGAGCCAGCATGATTCTGGGCGGTGTGGCCCAGATGCTGGCCCCGAAGGCAAAAACACCGGATTACCGCGCAACGGATAACGGCAGACAGAACACGTACTTTTCCTCACTGGATAACATGATTGCCCAGGGGAACCCGATGCCGGTGCCTTACGGGGAAATGCTGGTTGGCTCCCGCCGTATATCCCAGGACATCAGCACCCGTGATGAAGGCGGGGGCGGAACGGTCGTGGTTATCGGGCGACAGGGATAAAACATAAAAAAATCCCGCAGTGATCGCGGAGCTGCGGGGACAGACAAATGAAGATCAATGTTAAGGAGTTGTTTTTGTTACTCGGGCAAAAAAACACTAACGCAGCGAAATTATAAGCGCCACAGTCAGTGTGTGAAAATGTGAAGATATTCAGAATTTTTATGCCATTACCGGTTTTAACCAACAGGATTATCGGTGGGCATGAAAGAAAACCCCGGTATCTGCTGATACCGGGGTTTCTCTTTAGCATGGCAGAAATGTGTTTCATGCTTTTCGGGCGAAGGATATCCGACTTCTGTACGGAATGGCAAGTGGCGGTTAATTTATTCAGGGGAAGGCTGTATGGGAAAAGGTGGCGGTAAGGCACACACGCCTCGTGAGGCGAAGGATAATCTCAAATCCACGCAGATGATGAGCGTGATTGATGCGATTGGTGAGGGACCGATAGAAGGTCCGGTGAAGGGACTGCAGAGTATTCTGGTGAACAAAACCCCACTGACGGACACGGACGGCAATCCCGTGATACACGGTGTGACGGCGGTCTGGCGCGCCGGGGAGCAGGAGCAGACACCACCGGAAGGCTTTGAGTCCTCCGGAGCTGAAACCGGACTGGGCGTGGAAGTGACGAAGGCAAAACCGGTGACGCGCACCATTACGTCCGCGAACATTGACCGCCTGCGGGTTACCTTCGGGGTGCAGTCACTGGTGGAGACCACCTCAAAGGGTGACCGTAACCCGGCATCCGTCCGCCTGCTGATTCAGTTACAGCGTAACGGTAACTGGGTGACAGAAAAGGACGTCACCATTAACGGCAAGACCACCTCACAGTTCCTGGCCTCGGTGATTCTGGATAATCTGCCTCCCCGGCCCTTTAACATCCGGATGGTCAGGGAGACGGCGGACAGCACCACGGACCAGCTGCAGAATAAGACGCTGTGGTCGTCATACACCGAAATCATCGATGTGAAACAGTGCTACCCGAACACGGCCATTGTGGGGCTGCAGGTGGATGCGGAGCAGTTCGGCGGCCAGCAGATGACGGTGAACTACCATATCCGCGGTCGCATCATCCAGGTGCCGTCAAACTATGACCCGGAAAAACGCACGTATAGTGGTATCTGGGACGGCAGTCTGAAACCGGCATACAGCAACAACCCGGCCTGGTGTCTGTGGGACATGCTGACTCACCCGCGCTACGGCATGGGAAAACGTCTGGGGGCGGCGGATGTGGACAAGTGGGCGCTGTATGCCATCGGGCAGTACTGCGACCAGACGGTCCCGGATGGTTTCGGGGGGACCGAGCCGCGGATGACCTTTAATGCGTACCTGGCACAACAGCGTAAGGCGTGGGACGTTCTCAGTGATTTCTGCTCTGCGATGCGCTGTATGCCGGTATGGAACGGTCAGACGCTGACGTTCGTTCAGGACCGCCCGTCGGATGTGGTGTGGCCGTACACCAACAGCGATGTGGTGGTGGATGATAACGGCGTGGGATTCCGCTACAGCTTCAGTGCCCTGAAGGACCGGCACACGGCGGTGGAGGTGAATTACACCGACCCGCAGAACGGCTGGCAGACCTCCACGGAACTGGTGGAAGACCCGGAAGCCATACTGCGCTACGGACGCAACCTGCTGAAGATGGACGCGTTCGGCTGTACCAGCCGCGGTCAGGCCCACCGTGCCGGACTGTGGGTGATAAAGACCGAACTGCTGGAAACGCAGACGGTGGATTTCACGCTCGGGTCTCAGGGGCTGCGGCACACACCCGGTGACATTATTGAAATCTGTGATAATGACTATGCCGGGACCCTGACCGGCGGACGTGTCCTGTCCATTGATGCTGCCACCCGCACCCTGACGCTGGACCGTGAGGTTACCCTGCCGGAGACAGGTACATCGGCGGTGAACCTGATTAACGGCAGCGGTAAGCCGGTGAGTGTGGACATCACCGCACACCCCGCGCCGGACCGGATACAGGTCAGTACCCTGCCTGATGGTGTGGAGACATACGGGGTGTGGGGACTCTCCCTGCCGTCACTGCGCCGTCGCCTGTTCCGCTGTGTCTCCATCCGGGAAAACACGGACGGCACCTTTGCCATCACGGCGGTGCAGCACGTACCGGAAAAAGAAGCCATCGTGGATAACGGTGCCCGCTTTGAGCCGCAGTCAGGTTCCCTGAACAGCGTCATCCCACCGGCAGTGCAGCACCTGACGGTGGAGGTGAGCGCAGCTGACGGCCAGTATCTGGCGCAGGCGAAATGGGACACGCCGCGGGTGGTGAAGGGTGTGCGCTTCAGTCTGCGCCTGACCAGTGGTAAGGGAACGGATGCCAGACTGGTGACCACCGCCATCACCGCAGACACGGAGCACCGTTTCAGCGGCCTGCCGCTCGGGGAATACACCCTGACGGTGCGGGCGATAAACAGCTATGGCCAGCAGGGTGAACCTGCCACCACCACCTTCCGGATTACCGCACCGGCAGCACCGTCGCGGATTGAGCTGACGCCGGGCTATTTTCAGATAACCGCAACGCCACATCTTGCCGTTTATGACCCGACGGTACAGTTTGAGTTCTGGTTCTCGGAAAAGCGGATTGCGGATATCAGGCAGGTTGAAACCGCAGCCCGCTATCTTGGCTCGGCGCTGTACTGGATAGCTGCCAGTATCAATATCAAACCGGGCCATGATTATTATTTTTATATCCGCAGTGTGAATACTGTTGGCAAATCGGCATTCGTGGAGGCTGTCGGTCGGGCGAGCGATGATGCGGAAGGTTACCTGGATTTTTTCAAAGGAGAAATCGGGAAAACACATCTGGCCCAGGAGCTGTGGACGCAGATTGATAACGGTCAGCTTGCGCCGGACCTGGCTGAAATCAGGACGTCCATTACGAATGTCAGCAATGAAATCACGCAGACCGTCAATAAAAAACTGGAAAATCAGAGTGCGGCAATCCAGCAGATACAGAAAGTTCAGGTTGATACAAATAATAACCTGAACAGCATGTGGGCCGTGAAACTGCAGCAGATGCAGGACGGACGCCTTTATATTGCGGGTATCGGTGCCGGTATTGAGAATACGCCAGCAGGAATGCAGAGTCAGGTGCTGCTGGCGGCAGACAGGATTGCGATGATTAATCCTGCGAATGGCAACACAAAGCCGATGTTTGTTGGTCAGGGCGATCAGATATTTATGAATGAAGTGTTCCTGAAATATCTGACGGCTCCCACCATTACCAGCGGCGGTAATCCTCCGGCATTTTCCCTGACACCGGACGGGCGGCTGACGGCGAAAAATGCCGATATCAGCGGTAACGTGAATGCGAACTCCGGGACGCTCAACAACGTCACGATTAACGAGAACTGTCGGGTTCTGGGAAAATTGTCCGCGAACCAGATTGAAGGCGATCTCGTTAAAACAGTGGGCAAAGCTTTCCCCCGGGACTCCCGTGCACCGGAGCGGTGGCCATCAGGAACCATTACCGTCAGGGTTTATGACGATCAGCCGTTTGACCGGCAGATTGTTATTCCGGCGGTGGCATTCAGCGGCGCTAAACATGAGAAAGAGCATACTGATATTTACTCCTCATGCCGTCTGATAGTGCGGAAAAACGGTGCTGAAATTTATAACCGTACCGCGCTGGATAATACGCTGATTTACAGTGGTGTTATTGATATGCCTGCCGGTCACGGTCACATGACACTGGAGTTTTCGGTGTCAGCATGGCTGGTAAATAACTGGTATCCCACAGCAAGTATCAGCGATTTGCTGGTTGTGGTGATGAAGAAAGCCACTGCAGGCATCACGATTAGCTGAATTTTATAACCCAGATACGGGCGCCAGAAATGGCGCCTTTTTTATTGCAGAAAAGCGAGAGGTAATTATGCGTAAATTATGTGCTGTTATTTTGTCCGCAGTAGTCTGGCAGGTCGCCGCTGCTACGCCAGCGAGTGCAGCAGAACATCAGTCCACGCTGAGCGCGGGGTATCTCCATGCCTCGACGAACGTTCCCGGTAGTGATGATCTGAACGGGATTAACGTGAAATACCGTTATGAGTTTACGGACGCGCTGGGGCTGATTACGTCCTTCAGTTATGCCAATGCTGAGGATGAGCAAAAAACGCGCTACAGCGATACCCGCTGGCATGAAGATTCCGTGCGTAACCGCTGGTTCAGCGTGATGGCGGGGCCGTCTGTACGCGTGAATGAATGGTTCAGCGCGTATGCGATGGCGGGTGTGGCTTACAGCCGTGTGTCGACTTTCTCCGGGGATTATCTCCGCGTAACTGACAGCAAGGGGAAAACGCACGATGTGCTGACCGGAAGTGATGACGGTCGCCACAGCAACACGTCTCTGGCGTGGGGGGCTGGCGTGCAGTTTAACCCGACCGAATCCGTGACCATTGACCTTGCTTATGAAGGTTCCGGTAGTGGCGACTGGCGAACGGATGCATTTATTGTTGGTATCGGATACCGTTTCTGACAACAGACGCCGATTTATCTTCTGTAAATATTGTTATGATACGCAGGTTCATCCACCTTATGGGGTGAACTGCGTTTGAGGAAACGTAAAGTTACACTGTCCTGAAGCCCGTGGCGTCACTGCTGCGGGCTTTTTTTATTGGTGGAAAAGTATGACAGTAAAAATTTCTGGCGTGCTTAAAGATGGCACAGGAAAACCAGTACAGAACTGCACCATTGTGCTGAAGGCCAGACGAACCAGCAGCACGGTGGTGGTGAACACGGTGGCCTCTGAAAATCCGGATGAAGCCGGACGTTACAGCATGGATGTTGAGCATGGTCAGTACAGCGTCACCCTGCTGGTTGAAGGTTTTCCGCCTTCACATGCCGGGACCATTACCGTCTATGAAGGTTCCAGACCAGGCACGCTGAATGATTTTCTCGGTGCCATGACGGAAGAGGATGTCATGCCGGAGGCATTGCGTCGTTTTGAGGTAATGGTGGAAGAAGCGGCACGCAACGCTGAAGCCGCCTCTCAGAGCGCAGCGGCGGCAAAGAAATCCGAAACTGCAGCGGCATCATCGAAGAACGCGGCGAAAAACTCAGAAACGAATGCAGCTAACAGCGCACAGGCGGCAGCGGCCTCGCAGACTGCATCGGCAAATTCCGCGACAGCAGCTAAAAAATCAGAAACCAACGCGAAAAATAGCGAGACAGCAGCAAAGACGAGCGAAACCAACGCAAAGTCCAGCCAGACGGCAGCGAAGGCCAGCGAAACGAATGCCAAAGCCAGTGAAACTGCGGCGAAAAACAGCCAGACTGCAGCAGCTGAGAGCGAGAGCGCAGCAGCCGGTTCTGCGACTTCAGCAGCTGGAGCAGCAACTGCTGCGGCTAACAGCCAGAAAGCAGCGAAGACGAGTGAAACTAACGCAAAGTCCAGCCAGACGGCAGCGAAGACCAGCGAAACGAATGCCAAAGCCAGCGAAACTGCGGCGAAAAACAGCCAGGTTGCAGCAGCCCAAAGCGAGAGCGCGGCAGCTGGTTCTGCAAGCGCGGCGGCTGCTTCTGCCACTGCATCAGCCAACAGTCAAAAAGCGGCAAAAACCAGTGAAACCAATGCAAAGACAAGCGAGACTGCAGCGGCGAACTCGGCGAAAGCATCGGCAGCAAGCCAGACAGCAGCTAAAGCAAGTGAAGACGCAGCCAGAGAGTATGCAAGTCAGGCAGCAGAGCCGTATAAATATGTCTTACAGCCACTGCCTGATGTGTGGATACCGTTTAACGATTCACTGGATATGATTACGGGCTTTTCGCCGTCATATAAAAAAATTGTTATTGGTGACGATGAAATAACGATGCCTGGCGACAAGATTGTTAAGTTTAAACGTGCATCGAAAGCAACCTATATTAACAAATCTGGTGTGCTGACAGAGGCTGCCATTGACGAGCCACGATTTGAACGTGATGGCCTGCTTATTGAGGGGCAAAGAACAAACTACATGCTCAATTCGGAAAGCCCTGCCAGTTGGGGGCGATCGTCAAATATGGATGTGCCCGAAACAGGGACGGATAATTTTGGTTTTACCTATGGAAAGTTTGTCTGCAACGATTCTCTGATTGGGCAAACCTCAGCCATTAATATGGCATCAATTGCTGCAACAAAGTCAGTTGATGTCTCAGGCGATAATAAACACGTGACAACCTCATGTCGTTTTAAAACAGAACTGCAGGTAAGGTTGCGTATCCGGTTTGATAAATATGACGGTAGCGCAACAACTTTTCTTGGTGATGCGTATATTGATACACAAACGCTTGAAATTAATATGACAGGCGGTGCTGCCTCAAGAATTACAGCGAGAGTCAGAAAGGACGAAGCTACCGGATGGATTTTTGCAGAGGCAACAATTCAGGCAATTGATGGGGAGTTTAAAATAGGCTCTCAGATACAGTATTCTCCTAAGCAGAGCGGGGCAACCGTATCTGGTGACTATATTTATCTGGCCACCCCACAAGTAGAAGATGGGCCTTGTGTATCATCTTTTATTATATCAGGAGCGACGGCGGCGACCCGCGCAAGCGATATAGTTACAGTTCCAATTAAGAATAATCTTTATAATCTTCCTTTTACGGTTCTTTGTGAGGTACATAAGAACTGGTATAAAACGCCAAATGCAGCGCCACGTGTTTTTGATACCGGCGGTCATCAAACCGGAGCGGCTATTATTCTTGGCTTCGGTCGTTCAACATATTACGACGGATTTCCTTATTGCGATATTGGAGGAGCTAACAGACGGGTAAACGAAAACGCATCGCTTGAAAAAATGGTTATGGGGATGCGTGTAAAGTCAGAGCAGTCTACGTGCTCAGTAAGTAACGGGCATATATCCAGCGAAACAAAAACCACATGGTCCTGTATTCGGAACACCGCAATTATCCGTATTGGAGGCCAGACTACAGCCGGGTTACGTCATTTATTTGGTCATGTCAGGAATTTCAGAATATGGCACAAGGCATTGACTGATGCTCAGGTGGGGGAGTCAATCTAATGAAAGATTTAACACTCAAATTTGCCGACAGGGCCGACTTTTCGGCCTTTATGGAGAGTACTGGCTATTATGATGACGAGTCGATGCAGGATGATATTCTTATTGACGTGATAGGTAACGTGTACAAAGAAACCGGAGAACTGACTGAAGATGGCGAACCGGTATGTGTTAAGGAAGACGGATATTTTGTAAACGTGCGCATCATTAATGATTCGCAAATATCGTCATTATTCGATGAATACGTGGTTGCTGTTGAGCATCAACTTCGTGGCTGGATGTGAGGAAGAAAAATGGCTACATCGACAGTAATTCCTGATGACATCAAAACGCTAAAATCCGACGTTAGCAAATTAAAAAACGATCAAGGAAGCTACGCAACAAAATTATATGTAGACAGCAAAGATGAAATCGTTGGTGACTGGTCTGCTTCATGGTATCAGCAGGTATTGCCAACTAGCGGAGCTATATTTGGGAGAAAACTCCGCTCAACTCACAGGACGGCAGGTGTTGAGGATGCGTATTGCGAACTATACCTCAAAAAATGGATAGACAGTCCAGGTAACGCAATGGCGCGCCTTAACCTGAACGATAACGGGACAAACATTTGCTGGGACTTTACCAACCTTTATGGCGGTACGATGATTTTTCCCGGTGACAGCGGATACCTCAAAATGGGTAACTGCCTTATGTCATACAGCAAGCGTGGAAGTAACGCGCTTATTAAATTTGATTACACCGACACATTACAGATCAAATATGCCAATCATGGGTCAACCATGACATTAAACACACAGGGAACCGCTTATGCTGGTGTTACTGCTCAATTGTGGGGCAACTCCAGCCGTCCTGTTGTTTATGAAGTCGGTGTTGATGGTGGCGCTTATATGTTCTATGCGCAGAAAAATACCGATAACACCTATATGTTAAGCGTTAATGGTGCATGTCATGCCACCGCATTTAACCAGCATTCCGACCGGGATCTGAAAGACAACATTCAGGTGATCGATAATGCAACCGACCGCATCCGTAAAATGAACGGCTATACATACACGCTTAAAGAAAACGGTATGCCCTATGCTGGTGTCATTGCACAGGAAGCTCTGGAAGCAATCCCAGAAGTTGTAGGTTCCGTAATGAAATATCAGGACGGTGCGAGCGGATCGGAAGGTGAAGAAGGTGAACGTTATTACACAGTAGATTATTCTGGTGTTACTGGCTTGCTTGTTCAGGTAGCCAGAGAGTCAGACGACAGAATAACAGCACTGGAAGAAGAAAACGCAGAATTAAGACAAAGATTATCTGCAATTGATGCGGCGCTTGCGTCTAAATAATATTAAGGGGCCGAGCGCCCCGTTTTATTGGGTGGGATGAAAATGGATATAACACCTTTCCTTCATGCGCTTTGTGCTGTGGCTGCGCAGCTACTGATTGGTCTTTTTACCGGGAACTGGGCTTACGGGGCGATAGCCGGTTGTACGTTCTTCATTGCGCGTGAACACACCCAGGCAGAATATCGCTGGATCGAAATGTTCGGGCATGGCAAGCGAATGAATATGCCGTGGTGGGGCGGTTTTGATCCGCGCGCGTGGGATGTGGCAAGCCTGATGGATTTTGCTGTGCCGGTGGTGGCGTGTCTGCTGGTCTGGCTGTTGGTTAATCGTGGGTGAAAAAAGGTGAGCTGTATATGCAACGGAGGAAGAAACCTCGTTGCGGGAAGCCTGGAAGAAGTATCGGGTGTTGCTGAACCGTGTTGATACATCAACTGCACCTGATATTGAGTGGCCTACGAACCCTGTCAGGGAGTAATCATTGGGATTATGCCGCAGCACGTCTTAAGCAAGAACGTGCTGCGGTTGGATGCTATTTTTTCCCTGAAGCGGAAAACATTACTACAGTACCTTGAACCTTGGTTTTAACATTCTCGAAATGCTCTGAGAGTATATGTGTTAAGCCTTCTTCGGAATCTTTTGTGTTTGAAAAGATGCCTTTCTGATTGTAAATGCGCATCAGTTTTTGACCGAAGCTATTGTGCACAACTCCATCGCCAAGAATTGTGGCTCCGTATAGAGTTCCATCGTCAGTTAAGGCCTGCGCCGCATTGCGTATTACACAGCTTTTTGTAGATATATTTCCAGGCAGGCAGTGAAGAAGGTAAAACATGGAAATGGAATCAAATTGACCATGTAACGCCGCGGGATAAGGTTCAAAAACATCATGGCTAATTTTATGTTTAATTTTTGATTCCCCAGCCCTTGTAGATGCCGCGTTCAGGCTAGCTTCGTTCAAATCCATTAAAGATATCAGACTACTCTCAGGTACGTGAGTAAGGTAAAACCCAGTTCCAACACCAATATCCAGATGGTTGTTACCTACATGTTCCAGAAAGTGTGGAAGAAGGTGTTCCTTTGTAGGACATCCCCATGCAAGCCGATTTGATACTCCCAAAACCCACCAGTCATAAAGCTTTAGGGTAAGTGGTGTGTAAATTTTAGCCCCATCATCTGTGTTTTTTTTCATTGATTTCACCATGTTATAGTTTTATTTGTGAATTGAATCAATTATGGCGATGAATTACAAGGGGTTAAATGCTGCCGCAGCATAGCGATATTGAAATAGCCTGGTATGCTTCGATACAGCAGGAGCCGAATGGCTGGAAGACCGTCACCACACAGTTCTACATCCAGGAATTCAGTGAGTATATTGCGCCACTGCAGGATGCTGTAGATCTGGAAATCGCAACGGAGGAAGAAAGATCGTTGCTGGAGGCATGGAATAAATATCGGGTATTGTTGAATCGTGTTGATACATCAACTGCACCTGATATTGAGTGGCCTGCAAATCCTGTCAGGGAGTAATCATTGGGATTATGCCGCAGATACGTCGTATGCAGGAACGTGCTGCGGTTAGTTTGTGAGCTTTCGATAGTGGTTGTTATTTTTGCCCTTATTTGTTCCGGAGGCCATGGTTCAATGGTCCGTCTGCCCCCTGTGGTGATGTCAGCAAAATCAGCCACTGCGCGAACCACAATAGCCCGGGAAGATGCTGAAGATCACCAGGTAAAGCTGTCAGCGCAGAAACTGGAAGAACTGCTCGCATCAATGGTTAAGAATGAGGTTGATCGCAATGATGGGATTTATTGA